GATTAGTCTGGTTTGTAGCAAGTAATATGGGGCAGAATCTACTTAGAATGATAACAGATAAGACGTATTTAAAAAGTATGGGAGAGATAGCAGATACCTTGTATTCTCCAAGAGGAGATACAGGTGAGAAGATTGGTACGGCAGTAGCAAAAGTAGGAGGAACTGTTGCTAGTGGTCTAGTTCCTAATATAGTGTCTAGAACAGCAGAATCATTTGCGTCTAGAGACGAAAAAGGAAATAGATTACCAAACAATTTTTATGATCCTTTAATAAAAGATTCATATGTAGGGATGAATATGTTGAGATTATTCTTGCTAAAAGCAACATCTAAGACTCCTGGGGTAAGAGATAGTTTATTGGAGGCAGCAGGGGAACAACCAGCGTATCCTAGACTAGATGAGTTTGGAGGCTTAGAACAACGTGCCGTACCAGCGCAAGTGTTTACGGATACAGATAATTTGCGTAGCGTAGGACAATTTGCCCTAAAAGCAGCCAATACTGTTGTTATAACTCGTACAAGGAAAAGTAAAGATACCGCACACCTATCGGGTGAATTAGCAGAGACTAAGGTTAAACCAAAACTTACTAGTCAAACAATACGTCATCCAGCAGGACATACTATAAAACTAAGCCCCGAAGCATATTTTATGAGGGCATCCAGAGAGGGTGAACAATACGTTATTCTACTGAACAGAGCTATAAATTCTAAAGAGTACCAACGTCTGAAAGAAGAAGGGGGTAATATAAACAGAAACAGAAGAAATCAAATACTAGAAGAAGCAAAACGTATGGCAATAAACTATGGTACTGAATCTATTTTGCGTCAACAATGGTGCTTAACGGATTTTAGTTCAGACGAATGGAATGAGCTTTCTGAAGAAGAAAAGACAAGGACGTTAAGAAGAATATATAAAGAGGGGCAAATTGCTACAATGACTACTAGAACAGGAAGGTTAGGCTCAAAATGATTACAATACTAGGATCATTAATTGGATTCGTAGGGTCTGCATTACCAACGGCCTTCAATATGATATCCGATTGGCAAGACAGAAAACATGAACTAGCTATGATGGATCGTCAGTTAGAGGCATCCAAACTTTCCCACACCCAGAAGATAGAAGCACTCAACATTGAAGCCGACATAAGCGAAAGTAAATCCCTATATAAACATGACCAATCTATGAAATCTACGGGTTTCATGGCAGGACTGAGGGCCAGTGTGCGGCCTGTGCTGACGTACTTATTTTTTACCCTCTTCGCTATGATAAAAGGAACTGCGCTATATGGTCTAATATATACGGATGGTATTGTGTGGGAAATGGCTGTACAGACTTTATGGGATGAGGAAACGCAGGGCATATTTGCTGCCATCATATCATTTTGGTTTGGAAGTCGCGCCCTTCAGAGGTCTAGGAGTAGTTCGTAATAATGAAATATGATGGGGTACTATAGAAATTACTATGGAGGTAGAGAAGACGCTATGGCTGTAATTAGGAACACTGGTGGTTGTGGCCAAGAAAGTATTTTAATAGGTGAAGAAAATACGATAGTAACGGAGGATAGCATTATGGTAGAAGACAATACAGATACTCTTACGGGATGTAAATGCGACAGTTGTACAGAGTGCAGTTGCGATCCCGAAGTGTGCAGGTGTGATTGCCATGCAACAACAGATAAAAAAGTAGGAGAATAATAATGCCTTATGGAAAAGGAACATACGGAAGTAAAGTTGGAAGACCCCCAAAAAATAAAAAGAAACCCCTCCCGAAAATGAAAAGGGGTGGTATAAAAACCGGAAAGAAATAAACATACCAAAAGGTAGGATTTCTATTATGGAAAAGGACGAACCAACACCATTAGAAATGGCAGATAAAATACTTAAGTTTTGGTTTGAGTACAGACAGCATTTATTATATGCCGACTTAGAACAATTCAGGAAGTTTATTAATGAGGAAATGGGAAGACGTATAGAAGCAGGGGAAAAGCCAACAACTAAAAGGCACCTTGTCTAATGGTTATTATTAAAAGAATAAGACCATCTACATTTAAAGGCAAGGATAGCAAAACAGCAAAAAGAATAGAGGCATATATTAGTAAAGGTAAACATGAGCATTAATCATATAACTAGTAGCCTAATGGTTCATCCTGTATTTAATACTTCAGGTCAAGTAATAAGGCACGAACCAAAACAGACCCACCAACATAGTATGCAAGTTGATGGAGTAGTCAAACCTAGTGTAGAAGCAGACTATCTTAGTCCACATAAGAACGGACAAACACTAGACATAAAGGTGTAATAATACAGTGAGAAGAATGACCGATGAAGGGCTTGATTTAATTAAGTTATATGAAGGCTATAGCTCTTCTGCATATCTGTGTCCTGCTAACCATTGGACAATTGGTTACGGGGCTATATGGGGCATGGATAATAAGAGAGTAACCGAAGACCACCCTGATATAAATAAAGATCAAGCAGACTATTTACTCAGAAGAGATGTACGAAAATCTGAGATAGCAGTATTGCGCCTGATAAAAGTACCCCTAGAAGATGGACAATTTAATTCACTTTGTTCATTCGTATTCAACTTAGGTAGTGGTGCGTTACAGAGTAGTACACTAAGACGCAAAATAAATAGAGAAGACTACATTGGTGCAGCAAATGAATTTAAGCGATGGGTGTTCGCTGGAGGAAGAAAATTGAAGGGCTTAATAAAAAGAAGAGAACATGAACGCCTGATGTTTCTTGAATGAGGATATGAAATGGAAGATGGATGGTCAGTAATTACACAAGGGTGGCCTATTGCGTTGGGGTTCATAACGCTTGTAATTGTATTGGCAAAAATGCACGGTGAGATAGATACGTTAAAAGAGAAGGTCAAAGTTTTATTTGAGTTATGGAACAGTAAGGGAAAATGAAAGAACTATCAGATATAAATTCAATGTCTATAGAATTTGTAGAATTAATAACTCCAATGTTAGTTATTATGTTTGCTATCATTCTTACTCTAATGGTACGCGACTTTGCTACTAATTTTATAAATGGATTAAAGTTTAGAATGCATTCTTCTTTTCAAGAAGGAGATCAGTGCATATTAGACGGGGATAATGCTACCATATTAAAGATAGGTTTCTATGAAACAGTTATACAAATAGATAATGGTCGTGGGGTAGTGTGGCGATTTCTACCCAATGAACGAATTAAGTTTTATAAATTAGAAAAAGTAATAAAGGAAAAGGTAAAAGCTACGTAGCTTTCTTTTCATACTCTTCTAGTATCACTGTTTCGTAATACCCATCAGAGTTGTATCCCATAATCTCCTCTACGGTTATGGTATCTTTTGGCTTCGCGTATTTACGTGCAAACTGTTTTACTATACGTAAACTGAAACTGCCGTTACTCATCTTGCTTCCATCAGGCTTGGTAATAGTTACTTGAAAAGTCATGTTTCCCCTCCAAAAACCCCAGTTTGTAGAAAAGTGACCTCGTAGGATGAGGCACAGGGGGGTTCAGAGACATGCTCTGGTAGGTATAGTCCAGATTTTACCTACTTATTCTGTAGCCCCCCTTAAAACGCCGTATACGCGATTTAGCCTATTTCACCCCCTACGTTAGGTGTATTCTAAAGATAGTAGGTATCAATATAACTATTGCACAAGTGTTAAGGACTATTATTGATCTATCGTGCCATAACATACCTACAACTAACCATCCAGATATACCTACAAGATCAAAATATAAGTTTGTTGGATAAAAATTATTAGCAGTAAGTAACATCCCTACCATTAAGACTATACTTGATACCCATTTAATATACCAATCTACAGTATAGAGAGGTGTCTTAGTTACGATCTTAATTCCATTGTGATCATCACTCATAACTTATTTAATTACTCTTCAAAACTTTCGATGATCTCTTTGTCTTTTTCTTCTTTGTCTTCTATTCCAAAACTCATACTTACTATTGGATCAAAGGGCCATTCTTTAGCCCATTGAATATTATTAGCTTTCATTATGTCTACAACTGATTCCATGATTACCTCCTTTCCTTACCACCTTTTTCCTTTTTCTGGTTTGTTTAGTATTATACTAGTATCTAGAAGTTCACCCGTTGTTCCAGCGTCAACATTACAAAGCATGTTTACATTTGTGGGCAATACAACATTAGCTGACCACGTACCTGTATCTTTGTTTAAATGAATTATAGTGACGTGGCCTCTTGCAGATATACCCCTAAATATTACTCTCTGTTTATTAAGCCCTTCAATGATTCCCGTAGCAACGCCCATCGACTTACACCCCACTGACGGGGTGGATTGAGCCGAGGATAATCCAATAAAAGATAACAATACAACACCTAAAATTCCCCCTGTTATAATTAGTTTATTTTTCATAGCATTTTCCTATATAATAAATGTTTTGTTTAAATGTTTTTCTACATAAAGTATGGCCCTACGTAATACATCTACGTCATCATCAAACCCACCCAAGGCGCGATTACATTTATGACATAGCCACCCCCTAAATGTTTCTGTATGATGACAATGATCTAATACCCACGATCCATTTTTTGTGTTGCCTTTTCCCTTAACGGCACTCTCATCGCCGTTACATATGGGGCATGTATATCCCTCTTCTGGCATACCATGCTCTTCTCTCAGTTTAATTCTTATTTTCTGTAATTCATTATTACATGCTTTGCACTCAGGTCTTAGATAGTTTCCCCCTGAGTGTAGGGAGAAGGAAGAAAGAGGAAGGTACATATCACACTTACTACATACCTTACCTTCTCCTGCCCCTAAATCTTCATGCTCTATAGGAAATAGATCAAGCTGCATTAGTATCTTCCAAAATTCCACCTAGCGTCATTCCAAAAATTAGAATACACAACGCCTAGATCGTGATCATCCACAGATGCTTTAAAGTTAGGATAGTTTATGTCCCAAAGTAGTCTGCTCATTTCACCAGCCAAATTATTTTTATGAACGCGAACACGGTATGCATAGTCATTCCTTGGTGTATGCTCTACATCATTAGCATACTTAGGAAAAACCTCTGGTATATGTTTTTTGGATCTAGTTCGTAAGAGAACTGTTCCAGTGTCTCCACTAGGATCTACGTAATTAACGATAGAGAACAAGCCTTTATTGTGACAAATCCACATTATTTGTATTCCTTTCTATTTTGTTTAAGTTAATAAAGTATTGTTTGTTGTAGCCTCTTTCCCATTCTTTGTATTCTATAGAGTTCCGTCTGTAGGGATTATATCCATCTACCCTAAAGCCTTCTCTCCCTGAGAAGAAGGCCTTCTCATTAAGATACTTACGTTTAGCACTTTTTCTCTTATATGTAAAGGGTTTTTTTCTAAACACTACACACCCCTCCGGTGCCACTAATCTCACAGATGTCATGTGTTTCAACATGCTCCTCAAATTCTTCTCCTAACTTATCTACTGCCTCAGAATAAGGAACAGAAGTAAGGGGTTGCCCCCCTCTACTCCCATCAGGGTACACGGTAAACCCTCTCAATCTGTTGGCATAACTGGCAAGTGTCTCCGCAAAGTCATCCACCACGTCAGGGTTATTTAATCTAGTACCCCACGCAGGTAAATTTATTGTAGAGCTTATAGACATATCTACGTAGTCTTGCACGTCTGCCTGAAACTGTATACGCCTCTTGTAGTCTTCTGCCAAATCCAGAGCAGACTCAATACTGTCAGGGTCAACCCCATAAAGGTCTATAAGTTCTTTTGCCGCCATATCAACCACGTACTGATAGTTCCAACGGGTGCCTCCCCGTAAGAACCTTCTCTTATACGCAACTGCAAAGATAGGTTCTATACCAGAAGAAGTACCAGCAACAATACTAATAGAGCCTGTTGGAGCAATAGCACGGTTCGCCACTGGCCTAGATATGGATAACTCATCTGCAAATTTTTTAGAAACGTCGTCGCTAACTCTTTTGTACACAGAAAGCCAGCGATGCAAGTCTGTAGTAACTTCATATTTTTCTCCTCTTTTAATTAACCATTCATGTAATCCCATTATCCCCAAGCCCAGACGCCTATTCTTTTCTCTAACGTCGTAGACTTTTTGATATGGTAGTTCTGCCCTTAAAGTTCCGCATATTAAAAACTTTGTGGCTAGGTCTACGATGCGTACTAGTTCACGTATAGATTCAATTCTGCCAAAGTTAATAGACCCAAGATTGCAAACGTCACTATCATCACCACTACAGACCTCAGTGCAAGCATTGCGAAGTGTTTCATCTTCGTTCTCCATAAAGTTAAAACTAAACCCAGGTTCCCCTGTACGCATGGCTTGGGCTACGTTCTCTTTAAATGTTTCACCAACACCCTCACCATTCCAATAGTTTAGTAACCACTCAGTATCATAGTTTACAGATATGTTGGTCATATCTAATGGTGCAGGGAAATTAAAGTCCTGCTCTTTTATTTGTTTTAAAGTAAACCCAGTATCTCCAACGGGCATAGTGTCCCAATCTTTAGCATGTAAAAATGAGGACATATCTTTGTGCTTCCAATTCAAGGATGCATATATAGCCGACCTACGACTACCCCCTTGCATCACCTTTTGACCTATAGAATTTATCATCTGCATCTTAGGGATAGGGCCAGAAGCCATGCCACCCGAACCACCCAGTACTCGTCCTGATTCTCTATACACAGAGTAGTCTACTCCAATACCGCCACCTGTCATCAGGCAGGACTCCGCTTTCCAACTAAGGTTTGCCCAATCTTCTCGTGTATCCTCCTCTGCCTTTAACAAGAAACAGTTGTTGTAGTATCTTTTCTTCCTACCTGCATAGTACAGATACCTTCCTCCAGGGACAAACTTTAATTCGTCTATATATCTAGTAAGGTCATCTTGCTCATCTACCGTAAGTAAGTCTTCCTCTCCGTACCTAAGAGAGCCACATACATCCTTGACAAGAGTAGATGCTAGTTTTGACCACGTATCACACCCTTCATGTGAATACTTTAATTGAAATATATCCTCAGAAAACTTACTTCTAAATTGAGGATTACTATTAGATTTAAATGATGACACTATGTATTTCTCCTTTCTTCGTCTTCTTCTACAACTTCAATTAACTTATTTAAATACCACTGTGCCTTCTTTAAATCCTCTAAAGGTTTGCCTTTGTAATCAAAACGCCATAGATATTTTATTATGTTGCCTTGAAGATAATATCTAAAATACGTATCTGTTGCCGCACCTATAGCTTCAATACATTCTATCCCACTTTGATTATAATGCGGTGGGTTGTTTACCATATCCTTCATAGTATTACTTTCCGTTTGCTATTTCTCTTGCTTCTTCTGGAGAGTATCCCTCTTCAAATATTAATTCATATATAAAGAGATCACAGGCATTGTATGTATCGTCATACTGTTCGTAGTCTTCATACTCTTCTTGCTCTTTTTTCATGTGTATATCCTAGTGTTTCGTTACGGGCTTAACGGGGAAAGGTATTATTACATCTTCCATATCTTTTCCCTCTCTCCTTTTTTCCATGTCTTCAAACTGATCATAATATATTTCAAGTAGGGCATCCAGAGAAGGTGGCTCTAATGATGCTACAGCACACATTCCCT